ACGGTGGTGAGGGTGGCGATCATGGCTCAACCCTCCAGCTTGGCGATGAGGCGCTCGCCAGCGCGGCGGGCCGCCTCGCGGGTCTTGCAGTAGCCGGTGGCGCCGAGCCAGAGCCCGGGCGCGTCGCCGGTGACGACGGCGTAGAACTTGGTGACGGGATAGAACTGCCCGGCGGCGCCGCGCGGCAGGTGGGTGCGGATCGTGATGGTCATGATGGTCTCCGTTGCTGACCCGATACTACTAGGGGCGGCCCTATAGCCTGTCAAGCGCCTTCAGAGCGCTGGCGCCATATCTCGGCAGCTGCCGCCTGGAGGCGGTTGGCGGCCTCCAGCTGCTTGACCTCCTCGCGCAGCTGCTCAAGCTCATCCTTGCGGATGGTGACCAATTCGTTGCCGTCGGCGTCAACGCCACCGGCGAACCAGTCGGAGCGCAGCCGCTCGACCTCGTCGAGTAGCGCCGGGAGCGCCTGGAGGATGGCCACGCGGGCGTTGGTCTTGGCGCGGATGTCCATGGTCGCGTAGACGGTGCGCGTGGCGGGATAGAGCAGCGCCCGCATGGCTTGGATGTTCATGGTGTCTCCTGTTCTGCCGCGCGCCGGGCGGCGACGGCTTGGTCGAAGGTCTTGAAGTAGCCCAGCGTCTTGCGCGGGTGGCCGATCCTGGCCAGCCACGTATCGGTCAGCCGGTGGTAGCTGACCCCGGCGACGCCGGAGGTGTTATCGCGCCTCATAGCGGATGCGCAGGACGAGATCGTGGACCCTGGCCGGGGTGGTCGAGGGCGGGACATCGATGACGATCTCGCGCCCGATCACCTTCGACAGGATGGCGTAGTCGCGCAGGCGGCGGCTGACGCGCACCGCATCCGAGCGGCGGGTGAAGCCGAGCCTCATGCGTAGCGCTCGATCTTGTCGAGCAGCATCGAGCGGCTGTCGGCGGCGAGGCTACGCCCATCCTGGTGGCGTGCGCGCCAGCGCCCCTTGTGCGACCAGATCGACCAGCGGCCGTCCTGGGTGGCCCAGGACGCGCTGCTGGTGCCGAGGTGGTTGCCGTTCCACAGGACGCCGGTGACCTTGACGAGGCGGATCACTTGGCCGCCTCCCAGCCGCGCAGATATTCGGCGCGGGCATATTCGAGTTCCGAGCGCATGCCGAAGTGGCAGCCATAGCTGGCGTCGCGGCCGGTCTGGCGGGCGAGGGCGCCTGCGGTGAAATAGTGGCCTGCGGACTTGAGGTCGTCGATGGTGCGGATCATGGCTTAAGCCTCCAGGTGCTTGATGAGCAGGGCGCGCGACCCGGTATAGTCGCGGAAGGTGTAGATGCCCCGGCGGGGGCCGCTGTCGTGGCGGTAGGCGGTGCCGATGGGCGCGCCGTCGCGACGGACGGTGAAGGCGGTGTACGAGCCGTGCATGACGACGCGGCGGCTGTCGGTGAGGGTGATCATCTCAGTAGACCGAGGTGTAGACGGGGACGTCGAGGTCGGCGTTGGGGTCGGCCTTGAGCGCGGCGACGACGCGGCGCGCCTTGTCGAGGCTGTTGAGCTTGGGCGCGAAGCGGGTGCCGAAGTCGCCCCGCATGGTGACGCTGTAGTGGCCCGCGCGGCTCTTGGTGATCGAGGTCTTCATGGTGGTCTCCGTTGCTGCTGCAGCCAGATAGGGCCAGCCCTATGGCCGTGTCAACAACCAATTTCACGGGGTAAGAATTGACAGCTTCTCCGCGCTGCGGCAGGAGGGGTGGGAGGTGAGGGGGCGAGAGGGGTACTAACATGACAATGTCCCCGTCAGCCCCCCACCCCCACCCCCTGCCCCAGACCTTGGAGATTGCGATGAATGGCTATGACGCGGTGATGGGTTTCCTGCAGCGTGGGTGCATGGTGGGCGACGGCTTCACCCTGCCCGACATCGGCCAGCGCTACACCCTCGTCAGCATATACAGGCAAGACAACGGCAAGGGGCGTTATTCGGATATGAACGTCTTCGAAGCGCCGTGCGCGATCTGCAGGGCTGTGTTCCAGACCCAGCGGACAACTGCGGTCATCGCGAGCAATGTCCGCTTCAGCCGCACCTGCAAGGAGCATCGGGGCCGGTTTCGCACGAAAGAGACGGGCTTGTGGCTCTCGCCCAAGCGGCGCGAAGGACGCGCGCCGGGCGTCAAGCGGGCGCGCCAGGGCGGCATCGCGGGTCGCCTCGCGAAGGCCATCGACGATCTCGACGTCGTCGGGGCTGTCCCGGCGCACGCCGTGATCAAGCAGGTCGCGGCGCAGCTGCCACGCGGCAAGAGCAAGGTCGACGAGCGCTATCGCACGGTCAAGCGTGCGCTGGCCTTGATGACGGCGCGCGGGCAAGCTGGGGGTGTCGTCTGGTATTCACGAGATGGGCGCGTTTTCACCCCCAAGACGCGGGCTGTTGGCCCCAACGAGCAGGACGAGGCGTGGGGGGTCGTCAACGAAGTGCTCGACGCTTATCCCCCGTCGGTAAATCGGGTTGCCTTCGAGGAGCTTCGCGCGGCTTGCGTTGCGCGGGGCACGCAAAGGCCGAGCGCTTATGGCTGGGTGATCAAGGACATGGCCGCGCGCCGGGAGCGCGTGGGTTGGTGCGGGGACGTGCTCGTCGTGTCCTGAGCTTGGCACCGTCACACAGGTGAGGTAAACCGGGGCTCATGGACCTCGATGACCTCGTCGGCTCGGTGACCGAGTTACCGGCTAGAAAGACCCAGCGCAGGCCCAAGCCGCGCCACGTCCCCGACGACGACAGTCGGCGCGATGTCGTCGCCTGGACGGCGGGCGGCACCCCGCAGGCGGCGATGGCGCGGCTGCTGCGCATCGACGAGAACACGCTGCGCCGCCACTACCGGGCCGAGCTTGACGGCGGCAAGGACATGGCCAGCGCCCAGGTCAAGAGCAGCCTGTTCTACAACGCCGTCGTCGAGCGCAACGTGACGGCCCAGATATACTGGACCAAGACCCAGTGCGGCTGGCGCGAGAAGAGCCCGTACGATGCCGATAATCCCCTGGTGGTGGTCAACAAGGGCGAGGCGCCGGTCGACCCCAAGGAGCTTGCCCGCAAGCTGCGTGATGCCCTGCTGGAGATGGCGCGGCCTCGCCTCGTGGCATGATCGACCTGCTCGACGAGATCGAGGAGGCCTGCCTCGTCGCCACCCCGCAGGACCGGGCCTATCTCCAGTGGCAGCTGCGCTGGACCCAGACGGCAAGGCCCGAGCAGGTGCCGCCAGACGACGGCTGGACCGAGATGGGCGTGCTCGCCGGGCGCGGCTTCGGCAAGACCAGGATCGGCGCGGAGTGGCTCGGGCGGGTGGCTTATGAGGATAGCGAGGCGCTGCCCCGGTGCGTGGTGGCCCCGACCCAGAACGACGTCAGGTTCACCTGCTTCGAGGGCACCTCGGGGCTGCTCAACGTGGTGCCGCCCGAGTGCGTGACGTCCTATTCCTCGGGCGACCTGCTGCTCGTCTTGAGCACCGGCGCGACGATCCGTGGCTTCAGCGCCGAGAAGGCCGACCGGCTGCGTGGACCGGAGCATGCCGATGCATGGCTCGACGAGGTCGCCGCCTGGGGCAAGGACACCGAATATACCATCGACATGCTCTCGATGGGGCTGCGGATCGGCGCCAATCCCCGCATGCTGTGGACCACCACGCCTCGGCCAACCGATATGGTTCGCTCGATGTCCAAGGCCCAACCAGGGCGGATCATCGTGCGCGGCACGACCTACGACAACCGCGAGAACCTCTCGCCCAAGTTCTTCGACAGGCTCGCCAAATATGAAGGGACCAGGATCGGCCGCCAGGAGCTATATGGCGAGGTCATCGACCCCGAGGAGAGCGGCATCATCAAGCGCTCGTGGATCAGGCTGTGGCCCAACAACAAGCGGCTGCCTGACTTCGAGATGATCATCATGAGCCTCGACACCGCCTTCACCGAGAAGACCACCGACGACAAGACCGGCGATCCTGATCCCACCGCGTGCTCGGTCTGGGGCCTGTTCAGCGAACCAGCACCCCGTGCTGGATTACGCCCTCGCCGAGCGGTGATCCTGCTCGACGCCTGGGAGGATTTCCTCGGGCTCCCCGATCTGGTGCGCCGGGTCAAGAAGGAGCTTAAGTGCAGCTACGGCGACGAGCAGGACAAGGCGATGATCAAGCCGATGTTCGGCTCGTCCCTGCCCCGCACGAGCGGCCGCAAAGTGGACATGCTGATCATCGAGGACAAGGGCAGCGGGATCAGCCTGCGCCAGACCCTCGCCGAGACCGGCATCCTGGCCCACGCCTACAACCCAGGCCGAGCGGACAAGCTGGCCCGCCTCCACATCGTCAGCCCGGTGTTCGCCCATCGCCGGGTGTGGGTGCCCGAGAGCGGGGTCAAGCCGGGCGAGTTCAGGACATGGGCCGAGCCGCTGGTCGGCCAGCTGTGCAGCTTCGCGGGCGAGGGCTCGCTGCGCCACGACGACCATGTCGACACCACCTCGCAGGCCTTGCGCGTGCTGATGGACAAGGGCTTGATCTCGCTGATCAAGGAGCCGAAGGAGGCCGAGCCTCCCGAGGAGGCGAAGCGCAAGCCGTATGTCAATCCCTACGGCGTATAGGAGAGCCGATGAACGACATCGCCAACAAGCGCTGGGGCGAGGGCGACGGCAACCCCGCCAGCTACACCCTGCTCGACGCCCTCGAAGTGATGGCCCACCGCCTGCGCTCGGGCGAGATCGAGGCCGAGCACATCATCATAGCCTATGGCAAGCTCGACGAGGATGGCTGCGCGCTCACCGGCTATGCGCAGGCGGGCAGCTTCAACGCCTTCATGCAGGCCGGGCTGATGCGGATGGTGCAGCGGATGTTCGATGAGTGACATCCAAGAGGTGCTCGACCGCCTGCTCGACGTCGGCGAGGATCAGCTGCGCGCCCAGCTGGGCGCGGCGCTGGCGGGCTATGCCGTGAAGTGGTACTGGGACGGCTCCAAGCTGGTGGCGCGCACCGTGGGGGACATCGATGGCCGATCTGACCGACGACCTGACCAAGGGGCTGGAGGATAGCCTCGACCTAGAGGACGTCACCGACACCGAGGACGGCGGGGCCGTCGTCAAGCTCGACGACGAGGCCGACGCGCCT